AGAATAAGACTCTCAGCAACCAACACTGTAAAAATTGACGAAGCTCGAGGCATCACCGGCAAAAAGATTCAAGCCAAAACAATCAAGAATAAAGCCTACACACCCCTCCTTGAAGTTGACCTCATCTTTAACCACAGCACTGGCTTGTTCGACCTTCCGCTGACTATGTATGAAATGTTAAAAGAGCAAAAGAGGCTTACAACTGGAAGAACCAACGAACTCAACCTCAACCCTGATGTTCTAGACACAAATGACGCAAACATTATCAAATTCAACAGAAAAGACTGGGAGCAAGTTTATGAAGAAAATAAAGCCCGGATTAATGATGTTCTAAAATGAGCAAGAAGATGTACTTCGATAATGACCACGTCGAAGCGAGACTTATAGAGTTTCAAGCGACCAAGAATTATGACATCATCAACGAACTCAATCCAATTTTCAACAAGCTTATTTCAGGTGTTATTGGACGATACAAACTGCTCAGAAGAAACTACATCAACGACGACATCCGCCAGGAAGCATGGGTGGGAATACTAGAAGCAGCTCCCAAATGGTCAAAAGAGAAGGGAGACGCTTTCTCTTATTTTACTGGAGTAGCTAGAAACAAAATCTTCTGGTATTTGAAATCGTACTACCAGGACACATCTTTGAACTCAGAGGACCCACACTTTATGGCACTAGATGATGAGAATTTCAATAATGAAGTAAGTCAAGATTCAGATAATGAATTCGAGAACCTCTCAGCTATCAGAGATTACATTTTAAAGCTAACTGAAGAGTCTTTAAACCTGCCAGATGACGAAAGCTATGGTATAATATTAGAAAGTATTAAAGCAAAAATCATGCACGGTGATAGTGTAAAGTATGAGGATCTCATAAGAGAAACACAAAAAGAGATAGGACATCCAAAGAAGAAAGTGCGATTTGTATTGGATGCAATCTACTCGCATTTCATGGGGGAAATATGAGCAAGCCAACGTATGACGAACTAGTGAGTCTTCTTGTAAGAATTTATAAGACGTCTAGAATAGAGTCTGTTCTAGATATCGAATGGGCCAACTACCCTGTTGAAGTTTTTGAAGAAGTCGGAGCCGCAGTATGCGAACTCACGATTGAAGACAGCAACGATTACAGATGAGTGATATTCTTGTATGCGATGGCTCTAACCTGTTCGTTAGAGCCTTCTTCTCCATGACAGATACGACTCTTCAGAACTCAAAGAGTCAGGACACGACAGCTATATACGTGTTCCTGCAACATTTGAGGAAGATGATCGCAACTGAAAAGCCTGAAGAATGTTATATTATCTTCGACTTTGGCCGAGACATCAGGAAGAAGGGTCTATATAAGGACTACAAGGCAAACCGTAATATTGACCTTGGAGCTCTAGCCGGTTACGACCTCACCGTCAAAATGAACGAAATTGAGAGTAGAAAGCGGCAAAAAGAAGTTATCATAGACGCCCTCAAAACTCTCCCGGTCAAGCTCGTTATTGTCAAGCAGATAGAGGGAGACTGCCTCATTGCTTTTGTTGCTAAGCATTTCATCGACAGAGGTAAGACAGTTACTGTTGTGTCAAATGATAAAGACTTCTACCAGCTTCTAGACCACGACAATATGAAAATCTTCAATCCTCATAAGAAGCAATATATCGCGTCATGCAACATGGAAGAGATCTTCCCAATCAAGAACTTCCCAATATCGTCCTACCGTGTATATAAAGCAATTAGAGGAGATTCTTCCGACAACATCCCAGGCATCAAACTATTCGGAGATAAGAAAATCCAGCAGTTGTTTGATATGTTGAGAGATTGTGACCCGGGAAAGCAAGCTCCTCGAACGATTCAAGAACTATATGACGATTTTGAAAAATGTCCTAAAGCCAAAGCCAAGTTTTGGAAGTACTTTGACGGTCAGAAAGAATTACTTGAGCTGAACTATAAGCTAGTTGACCTCATCGACATGGATTGGTCACCCCAGTCTCTTCAGCTCATCTATGCCGCAATAGAATCTAAACCTTCATTTTCAGCAATGGATTTTATGCAAATCCTTATTCGTGAAAACATAAACACAATTCTAGCCAAAGTACAAGACTGGATGAAGCCTTTCCATCAAATGCTCCCCGAGAAGAAATGAAAATACTCTTATATGGCGATTTGCATGCAGCCAACCTCTATAGCTTCAACGTAAAACGAAGTAAATATCAAATTACAGAATACTCTCGTGTTGACGAATTATATTCAACTCTTGCGTGGATTGCTAAAGTCACAAAAGAATCCGATATAATGATGACTGTGAACATGGGAGATACGTTCCACCAGGCATTGAGGTTCTATGTTGAAAGATACAACACGGTCGTTAGAGCAGTCAACTCAATCAATAGAAATACTTTGTCTAAGTCGGGCGTTATCATAGAAGGCAACCACGACCGAAGCGATGAAGTATCGGCAGTCGACACATTCGACAACATACAAGGAACAGTCCTTGTCAAGAATAGCATCAAAGTAAAATATATTAGCGAAATAAACGCTCATCTCGTCTTTGTGCCATACATTAGAGATCCCAAGAAAACAAAGGAAGCCTTTCAAGCTTTACACGCTAAGTACAAAAATAGTAACACTAGCGTGTATGTCTTGTGCCATTTAGATACCAAAGAAGCTTATGAAGGCTTAGTCTCCTCGTCTTATCAGCTAGGCCAATTTAACACATACGCCGATCTAGGGCTGGATGTCTATACGGCTGTGTTCTCGGGCCATATTCATTTTAAGAAGCAAATTAAAGATAATTTCTTTTATATCGGCTCAGCATTGAATCATAACTTTGGAGATTCATTAACCCGAAAAGGCGTCGCAATCGTAGACATCGAATCTGGTTCATTCAACATAACGTATAAAGAGAATCCCTTTTGTCCGTTCTTTGTAAAGTTCAATCTAGAAAAACCAGATAATGTTTCAATGAAGATAAAGAAGATCGAAGAAGAAATAAAGAAACATAATCTAACCAACGTCTATGCAAGAATCTTCTCATTGAGCACAGATGAAGGGAAAAAGAAGTCCAGCGATTTCATTAGAGACTATAATCACCTGTTTACAGCATTTGAAACAAAGAACTTAGACTCCGAAGAAGCATTAAGAGACACAGACATGATTTCAAACTCTATGGACCACGTTAATGTGTTCGACCTTATTGTAGAGCACGGAACTAAAATCTTATCATCAATGGGCAAAACGCCCGACGAAATAGAGCAATACATCATGAGGCTAAAGCGCGTATGTCTCTTAAACTAAAAGAGCTTGTAATGGAAAATATGAATTCGTTCCTCGGTTCTCACAAGCTGTCGTTTACAGAAAAACAGGGTAATCTTGTTCTAATTAAGGGAATCGATGAATTCGACAAATCGTCAAATGGTGTCGGAAAATCGACTCTTGTTGATGCCATTGTTTTTGCATTCTATGGTCGTTCGCTTAAGAAAGAGTTGAATCTTGACGACATGGTTTGCAAGAAGTCTAAAGAGCCTCTTAGAATTGTATTGTCTTTTGTCGATTCAACTGACGGTGTCATCAAAAACGAATATTCAATTGAACGTATTCGTTCAAAGAGCCCATCTTTTTCAAAATGCAATTTACTAGAAAACGACATATGCATCTCCAACAGTATGACAAATACGGAGACCCAGACTAAAATAGAATCGCTGATTGGAATGGACTATCAGATGTTCGTCAACAACAACGTATTGAACCCTGAACTCTTTAGATTCATCAAGGGAAACTCTGCACAAAAGATTGACATTCTAGAACGCGTATTGAACTTGAATATTGTGTCGAAAATATTTTACACTTTGTCTAACGTTGTAAAAGAAGACCAAGAAGTTCATCAAAAGAACGATACCGAATATTATGCTCTAAAGAAATCTCTAGAGAATCTTGTTCAGCAAGAAGAAGATGTTAACAAGAATGTTAATGAAAACATTGAATTGTTGACCGTGGCCAACGGACGATTAGCAGACGAAGTAAAAGAACTCGAGGGTTTGAGGGATGCTTATTCGTCTACCGTGAGTGAGCTTCATCCTGTCGTTGAAAAACTTGGCCAAGAACTAGACCGCCTCAACGAAACGAAGATAAAGCTAGAGCACAACATCTCAGAGCATCAGAAAAGAGTAAAATATTACGAAAAGAACGAAAATTGTCATGCCTGTAAACAACCAATTCCTGACCGGGATGCGATTTTAGAAGCGGAAAGAGCCAAGGTTAAAGAACATTCTGAAACAATGAATTCGATTCTTCAAACCATAGCTGAAAAGAAGGCCGATGATGCTCTAGCACGGTATGAAAAGACTGTTGAAGATGCAGACGGCTGTACTCGCAAAATAAATGAAAAGAATTATCAAATCAAAAACAACAGCAAGACGATTGAAAAATTCAGCAATATTACATCCTCGGCCGGCCAAGTTGACGATGTTAAGACTAAACTCGATGAAATGACAATTGAATGGAAGGATTCGAAGGAGAAGCTTGAAATAACTGATTTCTGGAGAGAAATGTTAACTCCGAAATCTAAAACTAGAATGACACTGGCCGCTGACTTATTGAAAGTGTTGAACGCCAATATTCAGAAGCACATCAATAATTTCTACAATAAAGATTTCCACTTGTATTTTAACGTCAGCGATAACAGTATCAACGAAATCATAGAAGTAGACGGACAGCAATTCAAATACGACCAGCTAAGTTCTGGAGAGAAAGCCAAGGTCGACATTGTAATAGTAATCTCATTACTTGACATCGCTATGACTTACTTCAAGAACAATAAACTGAAATTTCTAATAGTTGACGAGGCTTGCGACCACCTCGACCTTGTTTGGTCGAAATATGTGATAGAATTTATTAAACAATATGCGGTTAACCTCAATATGATGGTGCTATTTATTTCACACCATGCCGCAGTTGAAGACATGACATACGTGTTCGATAATACGATTCTCGCAATGAAGGGTCTCGATGGAAACTCGTACATCCCAAAGTCTAGAGTTCACTAATATCAGAGACACCGTTCGAGAAATCGAACGGAAATTTGCGATTGACCCGGTCCACAGAAACTGGAAGGGTCGTGGCGAAATAAACGTCAGATGTCCGAATTGTAATGATAAGAAATATCACCTCGGACTAAGTTTTGCTAAGAATGGATACAACTGTTTTAGATGTAGTTTCCAGGGACGATTGTCAGAGTTCCTGAGAAAGAATGGGATAAAGTATGAAACTAAGGGACAGATATTTCGTTCTGAAGCTGTACTATCAGACTCTTTTAAGATTAAAATGCCGATCGATTTTTCAAGGAACGAAGACATTGCTAGAAAAGCTAAAGTATATATGGCAGCACGAGGGTTTGATTTACACTTTCTTAAGAAAAATTTCAAAATCTGGCCCATAACAAACTACGAACATCACTATTTTGGTTACATCATCATTGAGCTGAACGACTATGCATTTTATGCTAGAAAGTTTTTAGACCTTACACCCGCACATCAGCGGCATGTTATCCGCAAATCAGATCCAAACATGAAATTGTTCTATACATATGATAAAAATAATTCTAACACAACAATTTTATGCGAAAGTCTATTTAATTTAATGAAAGCAGCACAATGGGGCTATGACGCTGTATGCATATTTGGAAAGGGAAACAGCGCATCGTTTATAGAATATTTAAAAGCACAACCAGAAAATAAAGAAATCTGTCTTGTTTTCGATAAAGATGTATCCGCGAAACACATCGAACAATTTACGAATAAGGTCTTTAAACACCATAAAAAAATTCTGTTATCGTACGTAGATCCGAAAGATATGTGGTATAATGATATTGCTGATATTAAAACGAAGGAAGAATTAATAAGTCTTATCAATAAGCGAAAATCAATTGATGAGATTTTTTTAAACTCGATGATATGAAAAACTCGGGAATATATCAAATCAAAAACGTTGTTAATGGAAAGCGATATGTTGGAAGCGCAATAAATATCACTCGACGTCTTAGACGGCATGTATTAGATCTTCAAAAAAACAGGCATTGCAATGTTCTTCTTCAAAATGCTTGGAATAAATATCGCGAAGAAAAGTTTAAATTAGAAACGATTGAAAATTGCGGAAGATCGATATTAATCGATCGAGAACAATATTATTTTAATGCCTTAAAACCTGAATATAACATTTACTCGACAGCTGGAAGTCCATTAAATTATGTTGTTTCTGATGAAACACGATGTAAAATTGCATGTTCGCATCTCGGCCTCCTACATAGCGCTGAAACAAAACGTAAAATGTCTGCTTCTCATAAGGGAAAATCTTTCTCAAAAGAGCATTCACAGAAAATAAGCAAAAATGCCAAAGAACGATTTAAAAATAAAAAAAATCATCCCATGTTTGGGAAGAAGCACTCCGAAGAATCAAAGAGAAAAATGAGCGAATCCCTTAAACGATTATATAAACAAGGAGATTGAAATGGGAATGACAAAAGCGTCGCTCGACCTTCAAATTCAAGCAGAGACGCAGAGAGCAATTGCAACACTACAAAAAAACATGAATCATTTGGCTGGAATGGTGCAAAACATCGACGGCAACATGCGACAGTCTCACGTGGTTATGTTTCAAGACATTACACAGCTTCGTATTCGCGTAAACTTTCTAATGGGCGAACTGAAAAATGGAATGACTGACGCAGAAGCCCTCGGATTAGAAGAAAGATTCAAAGAGTTCGCAAAGGGAGAAGCTGCTAAAATGGACGCCGATATTTCAAAAGCAATAAGAGAAAGAGAAGAAAAAGCTGAAGCAGCAAAGATAGCTGGTGGTCTTGGCGATGAGAATACACCAAATGTCATACAATGATGACGTTGACGATGCCGAAATTCTATTAAGGATGTTAAGCTTTATGCAAAATAAAGCCGCCGATAAAAGTAAGATTG